TACGGCATTGGAGAGGGGTGGATTTCCTGTCCGAGCATATGAAGGAAGTAATTACGATAATTTAGTTGTAATACAATAAAACTTTATATTTATATCATATAATTATATAAGAACAAACACGCAATAAAGAATGACTCCAAATTTCGAAGAAATATTATTGGAATTAAGTTACAGAGTTCCTACTGGGATTGTTGATTTAACAAACGAAGAACACTTAGATGAATTAGTTACCATCTTAGAAGAAAAACGTATATACAATTCTAAAGCTATTAATAGTTTAAAAGAAAAGGCAACATCCAAACCTAGAAGAGTACCAAAAGCTCAAGGACAAGATATCGATACGGTATTAGCTCAAACATTTACAAACCCAGAAACCGAAAGACAAGTAACAATAGCAACTGCGTTGGGGTATGATAAAAAATCACAAGCCTACAATATAGCAAAAAATAAATTTAAAGCAGCCGGATTTAGTAATAAGGATATCGATATGATTGATGCCGGTCCTGATGATGAAGAAAAACCAAATGTATTTGGTAAAGGAAAGGGTGGTAAAGTATTTGGTAATGATTCTGAACCAGAAACAACTACTACATCTAATTTAAATCTAAAACCTGATGATGTTGCGAAAAGAACAGCCGCTTTATCTCAAGTTATTAACAAAGATTTTTCGCCTGAATTAAAAAAGAGTTTAGGAGAAAAGGGAATTAAAACATTACTTTCAGGCTTTGAGAAAATGATATCGGGTCAAAAAGTTAGTGCACAAGAAAAAGAATTATTACAAAATTTTGTAGCATTCAAAGATAAATCAGGTGAAGCTACATTATATATAGCAAACGCAACTCCTGGAAACTTTAAGAAACATAAAAAAGTAACAGTCCCTAGCGCAAAAAGAGAAGAATTAAAACAACTTACTCAATCATTTGGATTACAATCAACCAAAGCACAGGAAGGGGCTATGGGTAAAAAACAAGCAGTTCCAAACAAAGTTACCCCAGCACGTAAAGATGTTGTAATTAAAGAAGAAAAAGATGGTTCTATAATAATCGATGGAGTTAGACATAAGCCGGTGCCAGTGCCAAAATTAAGAGAGTTGGCATTACTTTTAAAGAAGAACGGAGTACCGGATGCCGAAGTTGAAGCAAAAGCTACAATTGCATCATTGAGAAGATACAATAAGCAATTGGAGATGATGAAGAAAGCCGGAAAGTTTGAAATTGTTGATTTTGGTGATACATCTACACCTGAAGGTAGACAATCTACATTTGATAATGTAAAAAATCTATACATAAAACGATTTGAACAATTATTTAAAGAAAGCGGTGGAATAACAAAGGAACAAAGAATGATTATGGATAGATTTAAATCTATACAATTTAATCAAAATGGTAGTAATCCAAATTTTGAAAAAGAATTGGATGATTTACTAAGCGCAATGACTTTAAATAAAGATTTTAGAACAGCGGTTCCCGATTTGTTGGAGGTAATTGTATTTTCAAAAATGATTGGTAGAGGATATCAAGCGTTCTTACCTTCTTCTGAAACATTTAAAGTATCAGATGTAATAGCATTTAAAGAACCAAACTTTAAATTCCCTAAATCAGGAAACATAGCACAAGCAGTTGCGGATAATTTTAAAATGATTAAAACATCATTAGTATTAGTGGGTGGTTCAAGTGTTAAATTCGCAGAAGGTGGTGCAGGACAAAGTGATTCCAAAGTAGACCAAACCGAATACAAACACCCTGAAACAAAAGTTGTATTAGAGAGTTTATTGGGTGTACATCAATTTGTATATGGTAGAAGTAAAGATGCAAAATATCCACCATCTGTACAAGATATGGTGAAAAAAGAAAAGCAGATAATGTTTCACCTAAATTGGGCTTTAAAAAACAACATAATTACAAAGGATGAATACAATCGTATTATGGCACAAGCTGATAAGCAATCTGAAAGCGCTTTTCAAACAGCAATGAGAAATGGAGTTGGACCATTGAATGATAAAGAAAAAATGGAATATAAAAAGTTATTAAGATTGCACGCATTAGCTGGAGCAAGTATAGAAACAATTAATAATAATGATACGGATTTCAATTATTTTTCTAACGAAAGAAGTACAGTTAACGAAAGAACGGGAGCAGTTAAAAACGAAGAGTTAGATGGTATTGTTAATAAATGTTGTATGAGTTGGTCATATAATCCTGGATTTAAATTCAGTAAATTTGAGGGTAAAGTATGGATGACTCCTAATAACGTAAATCCATCACACATCGTATCGTGTGATAAAAAGAAAAGATAAAAAATGAATACACAACTTTTATGTTTGTTCACATATAGAAACGAATTAGATACATCTTTAGAATTTGTATTAAGAAACTATACACTTATAAATCCTAATATATTTGTATTAGAAAGTAAGATTGCGGAAAACGATTTGTTTATAAGATATAATGTAGAAAAAGGTTCTGCTCCAATAGATTCTCAATGGAAAACTATTTTAGTTCATAGAAAGAAGCAATCAAATACTATATACACAATCAACGCCTTAAACGAAGTTATTAAATCTAAAACAGGTGGTCAATTAGATACTACATACCAATTGGATTGGAATGAGTATAGAAATTGTATTATTACTACATCAAATTACGGCTACAAAAAAATCCCTACAAAGGTATTTAAAAATTTAAATCTATCGGATTTAAATATTGATACTTTTTAATTTGGAAATTCAGAATTAATTTATTATATTTGTTGAAATAAACAATTTAATAAATTATGAAGGATATTTACCAAGGACCAGTTTACGAATTCCTTATAAATGAAAGCCTGGTACTACATTTATGAGGGAATTTCTTATTGCAGAAAAACCATTTACCATTTTAGAAACAGGAACCAATTATGGTTCATTCAGTTACGTTTTATACGAAACGTTAGAAGATTTCAAACTATTTACATGCGATGCACATTCTGATAATCAATCAATGCGATGTGTAAACTTCATTAATGAATATTATGATGATAATAAAATATTTTATCAAAATATTAATAGTATTCAATTACTTACTCAATTACATAATACGGGGTTCAAAGTTGATTTAGCTTGGTTAGATAGTACTCATACCTATGATATGTTATTGGAAGAATTACTATTAACAAAATCATTGCAAGCTAAGTTTATTATGATTGATGATTTTTGGACACAAAAAGAATTACAAAACGCAGTATTGGATTTCGTCAGAAAGAATGGTGAATATCGTATTCATTCATTTTCAAATATAAGAGAAAATGTAGGTTCTATTATAATCTTACAAAGAGTAGAAGCAGACAATTTAAATTTAATATAAAAAACAGTTATGACAGAAATCCACGAAGAAACAGCAAGAGAACATTGTGAAAGGGTTTACCCCGAAATGATGGCTGAATTTAAGAAAATTCAAGCCGAAATGTATGAAACATTTTGCAAAAAGCAAAGAAACTATGGACCTGGTAATATTTCCGTAGGTACTGCATTGCAAACGAAAGATGATGTTAAGCTATCACTTACGGGTCTTTGGTTCAGAATCAATGATAAAGTTCAAAGATTGAAGCAATTGGTGGTACTAGGACAGCCAGATGAGGTAGGAGAATCGGTGCAGGATACATATGAAGATTTATCAGTATATGGTATAATTGCCCAATTGGTAAGTAGAGGAAAATGGGCAAAATAAATTTGGAAATGTGAAAAAAAAGTTCTATATTTGTAGAACAAAAACATAAAGAGGTTATATTTAGATATAGGTAATATCGATAAAACCTTAAACATTAAACAACAATTATTAACTTTAAAACGTAAGACAAATGGACATTTCATTAGCCTTGAAGCGATTCAACTCGCTACAAAACACTTCCAAAAAATCAGATTCACTTTGGAAGCCAACACCGGGAAAACATCAAATTAGATTAGTTCCCTACAAGTTCAACAAAGACATTCCTTTCATTGAACTTTTCTTTCACTACAACATTAACAACAAAACTTATCTATCTCCAATTTCGTTTGGTAGACCTGACCCTATTGTTGAGTTTGCAGAAAAACTTAAACGTACAGGTGATACCGATGATTGGAAAGCAGGTAAGAAAATGGAGCCAAAATTAAGAACATTCGCACCAGTTATCGTAAGAGGTAAAGAGAGTGAAGGTGTTAAGTTTTGGGGATTCGGTAAGACGGTTTATCAGGATATCTTAGGATACATCGCTGACCCGGATTACGGAGATATCACCGACCCAATGAATGGTAGAGATATCGTATTAGAAATTACTTCAGCAGAAGAATCTAATGCAGCTTATCCAACAACAACTATTCGTGTTAAACCTTCTCAATCTAAAGTAGCTGATACAGCAGAAGGAATTCAAAGTGTATTAGAAAACCAAAAAGATATTACTGAATTATATTCGGAGTTATCTTACGCTGAATTAAAAGGTGTATTAGAGAATTGGTTAAACCCATCGGCAGCAGTAGCTACGGATGATGTAGTTGAAGAGTTAGAAGCTCCTAAACAAGCACCAACTCCAACACCAAAACAACCATCAGCTGATTTGGGCGGTACGCAAGAAATTGGTGATTTGCCTTGGGAAAAGGAAGAAGCTCCAAAAGCAGCAGCTCCAAAAGATGACGTAGCATCGGCATTCGATGATTTATTCAACAACTAAAATTAGTTACAAATGGCCAAAAGAGAAGAAGATTTAGCAAGTTTACTTGCCGATTCTCTAAACAAACAAAATAAGGATGGTAAGATTGCCTACTTCTTAGATGATGATAGTGGTGATGCACCGACTAACGTTAAAGATTGGTTATCTACGGGTAACGCAATGTTAGACGTAGCAATTTCGAATCGCCCTTATGGTGGTTTGCCGGTTGGCCGTATTAGTGAGATTACGGGTTTAGAGCAGAGTGGAAAATCTCTGCTCTCCGCCCATCTCTTAGCAGAAACCCAAAAGAAGGGTGGTGTAGCAGTACTAATTGATACGGAAACCGCAGTAAGTAGAGAATTTTTAGAAGCAATTGGAGTAGATATCTCAAAACTACTTTACGTTTCGGTTGATACTGTTGAAGGTATCTTCGAAGCGTGTGAAACAATTATTGAGAAAGTAAGAACGGGTGATAAAGATAGATTAGTTACAATCGTAGTCGATTCAGTAGCAGCAGCATCTTCAAAGAAAGAGATGGAAGCTGATTACGATAAAGATGGTTACGCAACTGATAAAGCAATTATCATTTCTAAAGCAATGAGAAAGATTACCAATATGATTGGTAGACAATCGATTGCACTCGTATTCACAAATCAGTTAAGACAGAAGATGAACGCAATGTTTGGTGACCCTTGGACAACATCGGGTGGTAAAGCATTAGCATTTCATGCTTCAGTTAGATTAAGATTGAAGAGTATGGGTCAATTAAAAGTTGGTGATAGAATCGTTGGTATTAAAGTAAGGACTCAGGTTATTAAAAACCGAATGGGACCACCATTACGACACGCAGATTTCGATATCTACTTTGATAGAGGTATTGATAACTACGGAGGTTGGTTAGCCGTAATGAAAGATGCTAAAATTCTAAAGCAAGCAGGAGCTTGGTACGAATACATCGATATCGATACGGGTGAAATTTCTAAATTCCAATCTAAGGATTTCTCTAAAATGTTAGAGAATGAGGAATTGAAAGACCAAATCTATCGTAGGATTTGTGAGGCAACTATATTACAATATAAAAACAATTCGAATTCGGAAGAAGTTGAAGTTACAACGGACGGAGCAAATGAGTCAGATTAATAAGAAGTATTTAGATATACTAAAACAAATAGATGAAGAGCATAAAGGTTTCGGTGATTTACATCGTAATTCGAAAACCTTAGTTATTGATGGTCTTAATACCTTCATACGTTCTTGGTCAACTGCACCAAATCTTAATGATAATGGTGACCACATTGGAGGAATAGTCGGTACTTTAAAAAGTATCGGCTACGCCATCCGTTTAATTAACCCTACACGAGTTGTAATCGTATTCGATGGTAAAGGGGGTTCAAATAGCAGAAAAGAAATATACGCAGGATACAAATCCGAAAGAGGTAAGAACAAAATCAAAATGAGATTGAATCGAGCCGCTACCGTTGAGATGAATCCTGAAGAAGAAAGTATCTCAATGAAACGTCAAATGACAGCATTGGGAGAACTTTTGTCTGCATTGCCCGTAACCATTATGATTTACGATGGTATCGAAGCTGATGATGTTATGGCGTATATCGCTACAACATTGAAGCAAGAAAACGAAAAGGTAGTGATAATGAGTTCGGATAAAGATTTCCTTCAGTTGGTGAATAAAGATGTTAGTGCATATTCTCCATCTAAGAAAAAGATTTATACTATCGATGAAGTAAAAGAAGAGTATGGGTTTCATCCACATAACTTTATTAACTTCAGAATGATTGATGGTGATAAATCAGATAACGTAGAAGGTATCACCGGATTAGGTGCAAAAACGATTATCAAAGCATTTCCAATATTAACAGAAGAAAACGTTCATACTACTGAATCTATGTTAGAGTATATTGAAACTCTACCAAAGAAATCAAAAGCACATGAATTGTTTCAAAATAATTTGGAAATCTTAAAAAGAAATCGTAAATTGATGCAATTATCGGAGCCAGAGTTTAGTGGGAATCTTCGTTTAAAAATTATGGATAGGTTTGATGAACAAACGCCAAAATTTGATAAGCATTCATTCTTAAAGTTAGGATTAAAGCATCGTATGTTAGATGCATTTCCTAATGTAAACGATTGGTTACAATCAACATTTTCACATATAAGTAAATTTTAAAAAATAAGTTATGGCAGACAAAGTAGCACAACCAATTGGAGATAGAGTTCTCCTAAAAGAAGTAGAACAACAAAACGATAGAACCGCAGGTGGTATCATTATTCCAGATAGTGCAAAATTGGAAGATGTAAAACGTGCGGAAGTTATTAAAGTAGGTCCAGGCATCTATACCCAAAGTGGAACATTGATTCCAATGAGTGTAGCCGAAGGAGATGAAGTGATTCTACCACCATACCATCAGGGTAATGAGGTAAAAATCAACGGAGAGAAATATACCCTATTAAGAGAATCAGAAATCTTAATGGTATTAAAATAATTTTTAAATTAAACATGGAGAAAAACTATGAAGTGTATTAAAGTAATTAAAGAAACAAAAGACAACAAATTCGGAACTATTCGTAGAGTAGCTAACACCGAAGCGGATTCTAAAGTAAGTACAGGATATTGGGCATTCTGTCCAAAATCGGAGTGGAAGGAATTGACTCGTAAACCAAAGAACGACCAAGCTACCGACCAAGCTACCGACCAAGTAAAGGTTCAATCTAAAAAACAATTGAAAAAACAAAAAGCTGAAGCATAATGGAAGCAGTAGATACACTAGTCAAATATGGCCAATCGTATCAATCTAAAGTTGTAGCTTCTCTTATATCAGATGTAAAGTTCTTAGAACAGGTAACTGAAATAACTAAACCAGCTTTTTTTGAATCACAAGCCAA